GAGGGAAAAGTCAAGAGAAACCGTAGGTTTCTTTTGAAAGTGTATGAAGCCAATTTCTGACGGATAAAAAATGTAAAAATGAAGTAACTTTTTTGCTGACTGCGAAAGCAGTCGGCAATTTATCTATATGGGGTTTATGTGTAAAAGAAATTTTGTGCTGGCGTTCGGCAATCTGAACAATGGTGCGAATGCTGGTCTGTTCAATCGGAATTTGAACAATGCTCTTTCGAATACGAACTGGAACATTTCTGCCCGGCACTCTCTGGTGAGGGGGTGTGGTTTCTACACCCTTGGGAAACACATAAATCTTCTAATCATAATACAACTACGTGATTAGATTACCTAATCTCTCGATTAAAATATATTAGGGTGCTTCTTGGCAAGTAAATTTTTATAGTTGAACGCTATTTGACCCAGAAAGAGAGCGGATAATCAATATGATTACATATTGTAAAGATATAGATATAACCGATGTTAGTTATATCAAAGGTTGTGTTCTTGATTGTTTAAATAGAAAATACAACAAGACAAAAACGATTGGATTTTTGGCACATTATGAAAATGTGCCAAAATCCATTGTAAAAGATTTATATGATCTACATGGTGTTGACGGACTTATGTTCATTATAGATCATATATCAAAAGATATGAGTCAACACATAAAGAACCATGATGTGACATTTCCACCAATAAGATTTAGTGAAAGATATGATGGCAATTCTGGCAAAGTAAGACAAATTGGAATTGAACATATGCTTCAACAATGTTACGAGTATGTAATTGTAAATGCTTGTCAGAAAATGTTTAATAGGAAAATTGGAAGGTATCAATGTGCAAGTATTCCCGGACGAGGACAACTTTACGGTGTTCGTACAATCCAACGATGGATTGATCGTAATCCGGGTTCAGTAAAATACTTTGTAAAACTTGATGTTAAAAAATGTTATCCAAGTATTGAACATGACAAAATTAAAAAGTATATTCATCGGGATATAAAGAATCTTGATCTTATCTATTTGATTGACTTGATGATTGATTCATTTTCTGAAGGTGGACTATCTATTGGTTCTCATTTATCACAATGGCTGTGTAACTACTATTTATCATACGCTTATCATTATATGGAACAGAATCTTTTCACAACAAAAACAAAAGTGAAAAAACGGTTGATCTCACACCAACTGTTCTATATGGATGATATTCTACTTTGTGGTCAAAATAAACGGCACTTGAAAATGGCTGTTGAAATGACTATTAATTTCTTTAAAAATGAACTTGGTCTTGAAATTAAACCTAATTGGGGTATTCAAAGATTTGTTTATTTTGATAAGAAAAGAAATAAAGAGCGAGGATGTTTCATCGACATGATGGGATATAAAATCTATCGTGACCGTATTACTATTCGTAAGAGTGTATTTATTAAAATTGCACGTAAGTTAAGACGAATAAATAAAAAGATAGATAATCATATTCCTGTTTCTCTAAAAGATGCTCGTACAATGTGTAGTTATTATGGCTATATTGTTCATACAAACTCTAAACACTTGAAAGACAAGTATCAGGTAGATAGATGTATGAGAATTTCACGTAACATAATTTCTCGTGATATAAAACTTATAAATTACAGAAAGATGGTACGTATTTATAAGTTGGAAAGAAGGAAGGGAGCATTTTATGAGCAATATTTGCAAAACGTTAATGCCGCTTGATATTGAACTCGTTCCTGTTCTTTATATGCCCCACAATGGGATTGCCGATGTATGGCTTAGAAAAAATATAAAGACTGAAACTCGTAATGAGAACGGCGAAGAATATGAAGTGCAAACTGCAGACGAAGTGTTCTTCCAGATTGACAGTGCAGCTACAAGCGAACAAAACATTATTGATAATTTTGATAAGTTTTGGGCTTATGGTATTGCATGGACTGATGAAAGAGACATGACTGATGCTGAAATTATCGCAAAACTTAGAACCGAAAACAATGAATTGAAAGAATGCATTGTAGAATTGAGTTCTTTGATTTAAGGAGGTTCGAGTAATGGAGAAACTTATAAAAGTGTGGGTGGAACTTATCACTACTTTTCAAAAAGATATTGATGATATTCCAGCCAAAATTAAGAGTGCTGTGATTGCCGAACTGAATAAGGTCGGATTTATCGCACAAGAAAACCTTGCTGATGTAATCAGTGCGAAAGTTGCCGAAATGAGCATGGCTTGTAATCTTATGATCATAAACGGCATTGATGTTCAGCTTGCAGATGGCAATACATATCATTTCAGTTTGGATATTACGGATCAAACTATGATTATGAAACTGAATGAACGTGCGGTTGCTGGTAATGAGTTCTTGCCGTGGCATTGGGATAATGGAAGTTGTCATATCTTTTCTGCGGAGGACATAATTGCTATCAATACACAGATGGAAAATTACATTACATTCCATACCACATATTTTAATTCTTTGAGAGATTATATTAAATCTCTTACTGATATTGAAGATGTCATGGCTATTGAATATGGTGTAGAAATTCCAGTCGAATATCAGTCAGAAGTATTGAAGATTCTTTATCAGCAAATGAATCCAGAAACGAGTGATTAATAATGATTACATTTAAAGAGAAATTGTTCCGAAAGTCAGTTCTCTTTGTAGTCGGATTTTGCCTATACATTACGATAGAAACTTGTTTCCGAGGATATTCCTATCCACTTATGGGGATATTAGGAGGACTATTTCTTCTGATTATTGATCCTATAAATGATAGAATCCGCTGGGATATCGACATACTTCTATACGGATGTATAGGCTCTGCAATCATAACCACTATGGAACTGGTTGTCGGAGAAACTATTAAATTATTGGGATTAACACAAATGTGGGATTATAGTAATCTTCCACTCAATTTTGACGGTGTTATTTGTGTGCCATTTAGCATACTTTGGATCGGAATGAGCATTATAGGAATATTTATTGCAGATGCGATAAACTACTATGTTTTTGAAGATACTGAAATTCCACACTATGTTTTGTTTGGTCGCATTATTCTTATTTTCAAGATTAAGAAATGCCAAACGAATCCTAAACATACTGATAAGTGAGGTATTATAAATGGGCGTAGTTGAATCTGCTAATGAACTGCTCAATGCTGATTGGAAAATGATCATAATCAGCTTAGTAATACTGGTTGTTGCACTTGTTGTTATCAAAGAGTTTTATAATAAGTTCATCAAATTATTCAACATAGAAACGTCCAGTATGAAGAAAGAGAGAGAGCGCAAAGAAGAAATCGAGAAGATTAATGAACAATTAAATAAGCAACATGAAAAATTACAGAGTTTGTCCGAAAAAAGTAATGCTGCTGATGAAAAAATGGAACGACAGATATCTGATATAAACACTTTGCTTAAATCTTTGACGGTTGCTTCGATGCGTTCTACACTGTGGAGGATTCATTCCGAATCAACGGAACGAAACTACATAACTAAGGAAGGTCTTAAAACTTTTATGGAGTGCGGTAAGGTCTATGAAAGTGCCGGAGGGGATGATATCTACCATGATAAGTTATACCCGGATATAATGGCACTACCTGTTCATAACAAAGACGGAGAAATGACAAATGACGAATAAGGAATATGAAGCACGTAAAAAGAGGATCGAACTTGAAAACCGTGATTTACGCCAGAAGCAAAAACTGAAAGAATTGAAAAACAAATATCGAACAAAGATCAAAAAGCCGACTACGAGTAAACTTGCTCTTTTGGCTGTTTTTTTAATTTGTTTTGAGGTTTTGATTTTTGCTGAATGTTTTATGTGGCAATTTCAAGATTCGTCCGCTCTTTATGCTCTGATTGGTGTTCCAGTTGCTATTATTCCTACATTAGTAGCTTATTATAGCAAATCAAAAGCTGAAAATACTGCTGGTGGAATTACATACGAAATGGCAATGCTTGAACATCAAACAGATGTACCCGAAGAGGATTATAACGAGGTAGTTGGGTAAGTTTGAAACGGTATAAAGTTTGTTTAGAAGAATCTCATAAGTCCGCAATAATTCGTGATTCAAAAAACTATGACGTTCTCGTTGTTGATTCTGTTTATAATAAAACAGATATAGAGAAGATACACAAAAACGGATGTAAAACCGTTCTGTGCTATTTAAACTATGGAATGGCAGAAACTGATTGGTCTGACTTTAAAAAATATAAGTCTATTTGTATCGCAAAAAATGAGGACTGGAGTCACGAATATTGGGTTAATGTTACATCTTCTATTTGGAAACAACGTATTAAGAGTTTAGTATTAAATGCAAAAGTAAAAGGATTTGATGGCGTTTGGTTAGATAACGGAGATATTTATTGGTATATCCTTGAAGAGAAGAAAAATAAAAGCCTTGCAAATAATATTTATAATGCAATGGTTGAAATATGCAAATGGATCAAATCGCAAAATATGATTTTAATACTTAACGGTGCAGATACGTTTGTTTCCAAGTTGATTGATCAAAAGAAACAATCCATAATTGATGGAGTAAATCAAGAAACTGTTTATAGTAGAATAAAAAGCTATAGTGGAAATGGTACTTTTGGAGAGCAATGTTCTTCAGACCATAGTTACTTTAAATCCTATTGTAAGAGGTGTAAAAAATACAAGTTGCTTGTATTTCTTCTTGAATACACGAAAAGTAATTCTTTGATAAAAAGAATTAAGAATTTTTGCACCAATAATAAGATTGATGGATATTGTATAAGCAGTTCAATCAAACTATAAAAATATAGGGGAGCAAAACTCCCCTATTTTGTTGCGTCAACTTATAGTGAAAGAAAAGGTATCACAAGTGAAACAATTTAGCAATGCTACACAGAAAATAATAGATGCACATAAATCAGATTTTAATTGTACAAACTATATCTCTAAGTTGAAAGCATATGGTGGATATAGTGCATATCTCAATAGTCTTGGTGGAGTTTTTAAAAAATGGAATGGGAAAACTGCGAGTGTAAAGACAGTTGAAGAGTTGCACGAAATAGCGGAATATGTTTTTGGACTTATGTCTATTTTTGGATTTGATTACAATAATGGAACGTGGTATAGAAAATGGGCTGGTGGCTCTCCCTTCTATATCAACAATCAAAAAGGAAGATGTAATTGGGGTCGAATTGATGATCTTTGTGGCAAAGAAAGCAAAGATAAAACAACAAATTGCAACTATGGAATGGATTCTTTGCTTTATAAGGCTGGTCTTTATGGTGGAAATAATCAACCAACAAATTCCTGTGCTTACAAAAGTCATATAAAATCAAGGAAGTGTCCTTTCTTTAGAAATCAGAAGGATTTGCAAATTGGTGATCTTATTCAATTTTTCCGTAATCCCGTAACTACTAATAATTGTGACGATTGGTCTGATTGGGGTCACGTTGCTATTGTTGGAGATATTGTAAATGGAAATATAATTCTCTTTGATTCTGGTGGAAGATTTATCACTACTGGAAATTATAAACATGAGTTCAAAGTAGACAAAAACAATAAACCTATTGGCGATTATGACACGTATAAAGGGTGGGTTGCAATTCGTGATTTTACTCTCGTTGGAGCAAAAAACGATAGTATTAAAAATCGTTCAGATTCTGCTCTTGCTGTAGGTGTTATTCATGCGGAATACGGTTCTGGGAACGATAGAAAAAATCTGCTTGGTAACAGATATAGTGTTGTTCAAAAACTTGTAAATCACTATCTTTCTTCCAATGGACACAATGATTATATTCGTGCTTGTGCTGATTTTGTACTTTCTGGATATGCTGGGAGTGGCGAAACTCGTAAAGCATATTTTGGAAATATTTATAATGAAGTCCAAGACAAGGTGAACTGGGTTATTAAAACAGCGAAGGAAGTAATAAATAATAAATATGGAGTTAATGAAACTCGAAAACAATTACTTGGAGATGAATATACCGTAGTTCAAAATCAAGTAAATCGTATGTTAAAGAAATGAGGTGGCAACATGAGTTTAAAAGGTATAGATATTGCAAATTATCAAAAAACCTTAGACATAACAAAAATAGCTGCCGATTTTGTAATTATTAAAGTTACCGAAGGAACTCATTACATAAATCCATCTTTTGAGAAACATTATAAACAAGCCAGTCAGTCAAAAAAACTGATTGGCTTTTATCATTATGCAAACGGAAAAGATGCAAATAATGAAGCAGATTACTTCTTAAAAAATATTGGATCAAAAATCGGCACAGGATTATTATGTTTAGATTGGGAAGGAAAAAACAATCCTCTATTTGGTAGTAATAAGTCTGTATCATGGTGTAAGAAGTTTGCTGATAGAATATTTGAAAAAACGGGTATAAGGATTTTTATTTATATGAGTAAGTCAGTATGCCGACAACATAATTGGAGTATTATTGCTAAAAACAATCCACTTTGGGTAGCACAATACAAGAATTATGAAAGGACTGGATATCAAACAAATCCTTGGACTGACTCTTATGGATATGGCGCATGGAAATCACCCACGATTTTTCAGTATTCATCAAGCGGTCGATTAAATAATTATTCTGGAAATCTTGATATGGATATCGGATATCTTACTAAGGATCAATGGAATAGTTATTCAAAATGTAATAAACAATCTGAAATTAAGGAACAAAAACCTAACACAAATCTCAACATATCTAAAGAACTTTCTTTTTTGGCTGTTGAAACTATACGTGGGAAATACGGAAATGGAGACACAAGAAAGAAATCTCTCGGTAAACATTATAGCGATGTCCAAAGATTAGTTAATTATTATTTATCTAATGAAGGACGTTCTGATTATATTGCTGCTTCTGCAAGGTATGTTATTAGTGGATATGCTGGGAGCGGTGATGTAAGGAAAAGATTTTTTGGTTCAGATTATAAAGAAGTTCAAACGAAGGTCAATGAACTTTTAAAATGAAAGAGGTAATGTAAATGACTTTTAAGGAATTTATTCAACAGCTTATGTATTTGGTCATAACTGGTATTCTTCCATTTGTGACTGTTTACTTTGCGAATTTTGTAAAATCTATTATTCAGAAGAATAAGGATAATATTGAAAGTGAGCAAGTACAAAATCTTATTGATTACGCAGGAGAAGCTATTAGTGTGGCTGTTATGACTGTTTCGCAGACGTATGTCGATACTATGAAGCATCAGGGCAAATTTGACGCAGAAGCACAAGCGATTGCAAAACAGATGGCGATAGATAAAGCAAAAGAACTTATTTCTCGTGAAATGAAGTCTGCTATTGAATCAGTTTACACAAACTTCGATGCTTACCTTGATAATTATATCGAAACAGTCGTTCGAGAAAGTAAGATTGATGTAAAATAAAAGATACATTTTATCATCAATTTTTGATAATTTTTGGAGGATTAATATGGATTTGACCGCATTCGAGAAACGTGATCTTATCGGACGTGTTACCGAACTTGCGAAAATCAATGTTATTAAGAAACAAGACAGAGACGATATTTACCGTATATGCATGGTTGCTTGTGATCGTGCTATTGCGGAAATGAAAGAAAGACAAAAATAACATAAATCGTATTGGGAATGCTAACCAATCTCATTAAGATGGCGTGAGAAATAGAGGGGTTACAACAATATTTTAATGAGGTGATTACATGATAAGAAAGATTACTGCAAACAGCGATAAGGTGTTTTACGTTTCTAAGAAAACTGCACCAAATAAATCAGAGAAGTTCAAAGGTAAATTAAACAAAAGTACCCCTGTTAAAGATTGGGCTGGAAGTTCAAAAGATTGTTCTTTCAGCCCTATTAAAATGGGTGGAATTGTGATTGTTTGTGATGCAATATTGTCAACCAAAAAAGAGACTTGGTATTATATCAAATACAATGGAAAATATGGATTTGTAAATTCTTCTTATGTGGTTGGTATTTCAGACAAAGCAATAGAATTTGTTAACTATCTCGAACAGATACATACATTTGTAAAAGCTAATGGCAAATATTTTGAGTATGGTTATAAATCGGAACTTTCAACTTTTGAAAAGGCAAAAAAGACAGTAGAAGGTAAAAAGAAAGCAAGTATTACTTGTGTTGTTCCTTGTCGTTGGGGATTAAAACATCTTAGCATTTCTTTCAGTAACTTTTGGGGTAAAAATGGTTCTTTCAAACATTGCTACACTGGAGCAATAAAAACCTATTTTGAAAGAATTACATCAGGTAAACCGATCGGTTTAACTGTAAAACAGGCTGTTGATAAACGGCTACTTGAAGTCGGAGATATTATAACATTCAAAGACTATAGCCACACGTTTGTTTATACTGGTTATGATTATATTGTTTATGACGGTGGTCATGCCAGTATTACGAATAATATTTATACTGGAATCAAACCAGACTACTCAAAGAAAAATAAGAGTAGAAAAATTTCAGAAATCCTTAGATGGAAATAACTATTAATCAAGGCGGTGCGAATTATTGCACCGTCTTTCTTTTGTAACAATATGAGGTGTTTTATGGCAAAAATAACGGATGCTCAAATGCAAGTCCTTATCAATATCATCGGAGCAGTGGAGACTGGAGGGCAGATTTATGGTCAAAGACGTTATAACGACTATACAAATGCCTATACTAACTCATCTGCAGAAGATTCGATAACGATAGGTGCATTTCAAGAGTTTAAGAATTATGCAAAAGCACTATTACAAGATATTAAGGATCAATATCCAAATGTTTTCGCCAAATATGATAATGCTGGATTAGCTTCTGATTTAAAGAAATCTTCTTGGTCAGGTTATAACCCTTCAAAAACTTCTGCAAAAGCAAAAGCTATTGTGAACATTATCAGTTCTACAGAGGGTAAAAAAGTTCAAGATCAGAGGATTGTTAAATTGCTCAATCAGTATATTGCATATGCTGAAACTCTTGGGATAACTGAAATTGATGCTTTATTTGAAGCGGCAAATTTTGTACACCAAGGTGGCAACTCCGCTTTAAAAAGGATAGTGCAAAAAACTAAAAAGCCTTATACACTTGATAATTTATATGCTGCTTGTAAAACCGACACTGGTAATCAAGTTGGAGCATATAAAACACGTCAGCAGAAAGTATATCAATGGCTTAAAGAATATCTTCCTAAAGCATCAGCAAGTAACTCGACAACAACCACTACGAAAAAGGAGGTTTCTATCGTGAGTGTGAATTTTAATAACTATTATGGCAAAATCTCCAACAGTGGTGGGGATGAAAACGGTGGTATTCATGGTGGTGCTGCCGGAGATCAAACAGGGAATGAATGGTGTATCAGAAGTTGGTATTCCCGTCCTTGGAGTTGTGTATTAAGATATCCAAATCAAGAAGTTCGTGAATTGATTGCTGAACTTGCAATCGAAGCAGCCAGCAATAATAAGATTGGATATGATCAATATCAGAGAGATACTTATTGGACGCAGTTGCAGAAAGTCGGTTATCGTCCTTCAAAAATTACAACTGCTTGTGAAGCTGATTGTTCTGCTGGAGTAATCGCAAATACTAAAGCTGTCGGATATCTGCTTGGTATTGCTGCATTAAAAAATATCGGAGCATCATATACTGGAAATATGCGTACTGCATATAAGAATGCCGGATTTCAGGTTTTAACTGATAGCAAATATCTTACAAGTGCTGATTATCTTCTGCCGGGCGATATTCTTCTGAATGATAATCATCATACTGCAACTAACCTTGGCATTGGTTCTAAATCTGGTGGAACTTCTTCAAATACTTCCACGACAACCAAAAAAGCATCTACTTCTGGTCAATTAAATACTATTCCTAAATGGACTGGTATAGTTACTGCCGATGAATTAAACGTAAGAACATGGGCTGGAACAGAAAATAAAACTTGTAGTTTTTCTCCCCTTAAAGAAGGAACGAAAATTGAAGTCTGTGACTCTGTAAAGGCAAACAATGGTGACGTATGGTATTACATCAAATATAATGGCAAATATGGATTTGTTCATTCTGGCTGGGTTAAGAAGGTTGCTTCAACTACTACAAAAAAGATTGCTACAACAACTAAGAAAGCAACAACTACTAAGAAGAAAACTACTACGACAACAAAAAAGATAACAACTACGACCAAGAAAAAAACTGGAAAGTATTCGAGAAGTGCGGTTGTTAATCT